AATTTATTATGTTTTTTGCAAAATCGTTGTTTTTAGCTTAAAAACGTAGATTCTACCCTTAAAATTATTGTTGTTTTATTATATATTTTCTAACAAAAAGGAGTCTTGAAAATGATTAGATTAGATATTCCAATTTATATAGATTATATACAAACCTGAAAGGAATCTTAAAATGGCTAAATCTATTTGGCAAGACAAGTTTATAATTGAGGCATACAATCTTGCAAAAGATGGGATGACTGAGGCTCAAATATCAAAGGTAATGGGTATTAGTGTCCCTACATTTCGATTATGGGAAAAGAAGAAGAAATTATTCAAGCAAGCATTAGAGCAGGGGAGAAAAGAGGGGCGGGGGAAGGATGGAAAACCATATCAATTTGCTGATTATGTCTATCAAAGATTACCTCCGGATTTGCGAAAAATTTGGAAGGAAATTCATGCTATAGAAAAGGCGAAGGGTGGGGTAATGAAATTAGAGGCTCTATTAGCTCATCATGGGAAGAGGGTTAGGCAATATTTATTTCTTCATGCGTTGGCTGTTAGTAATTTTAACATATCAGCGGCGATGAGAAAATTGAATTTGAATCGGGGTACTTTTGATAAGTGGAAAGATGAACCTGAGTTTGCTCAACTGGTAGATGATATGGATTGGTTCAAAGGTAATTTTTTTGAATCTCATCTCCTTAAACTAATAGCAGGTGGGGATAGGGCGGCTATAATCTTTGCAAATGAAACATATAACAAAACAAGGGGTTATAATAAGAAAGTAGAAGTAAATATGAATGTGGAGGGCAATATAAATCAAAATATAGTATCAGTAGAAGGTTTGAAATTGCCGCTGAAAATGCGTAAGGAATTATTAGAACGAATACGACAGCAACGACAGAAGAGTTAGCTAATATTGAATTTGATGAATTTGATATTGTAGCATCAATAGGTAGAGAATCCTTTTACGAATTTGTAAGAGAATTCTGGGATGTTATTATTCCTGAAAAACCAATCTGGAATTGGCATATAGAATATTTGTGTGATGAGATACAATATATGGCTGAGTTGGTGTTTGAGGGAAAACCGAAAGAATATGATTTAATTATAAATATAGCTCCGGGGAGTACTAAATCCATAATCTGCTCTATCATGTTTGCCCCTTGGATTTGGAGTAGAAAACCTTCAGCAAGAATAATCGGAGCCAGCTATGCACACAACTTATCTATGGATTTATCGCTGAAAAGCAGGGATATTGTGAAAAGTGAAAAATATAGAGCAGCATTTCCAGATATTATTTTACGTTCTGACCAGGATACTAAATCCTATTTTATGAACACGCAAGGCGGTTCAAGATATGCTGTAGGTGTAGGTGGGTCGGTTACAGGGATGCATGGTCATTTTCTTATAGTAGATGACCCTATAGACCCTAATCAGGCTGTGTCAGAAGCAGAACTAAAAACAGCTAATAGATGGATGGCAGAAACATTACCGACAAGAAAAGTAGACAAGGCTATGGTCCCTACCATTTTGATAATGCAAAGACTTCATCAAGATGATTGTACGGCTAATATGATAGAGCATATAAAAGCGGCTCAGAGGATAGAAGGTGGCCCATTAAAATTAAAGCATATTTGTCTGCCCGCTGAATTAACAGATAAAATACAACCAAAAGAATTAGCATCATTTTATAAAGATAACTTGATGGACCCTATACGTCTATCCAGCGGTGTATTAACAGAGAGCAAAGCAAAAGGAGGAGAATATGGTTATGCAGGTCAATTTTTACAGTGGCCTATCCCATTAGGTGGAGGGATGTTTAAGGTCCAAAAAATAAAAATAATAGATGAGATACCAAAGAAATGGAAACAACGAATTCGATTTTGGGATAAAGCAGGAACAGAAGGAGGCACTGGTGCTTATTCCGTAGGTTTGGAATTGGGGGAAGATAGAGATGGTGGTTTTTATATATTAGATGATATTAGAGGCAGATGGGGTACAAATGAAAGAGAAGAGAGAATCAAACAGACAGCAGAAATGGATGGTTATGAAGTAGTGATAGGTATAGAACAAGAGCCTGGGAGTGGAGGAAAAGAATCAGCAGAAAGTACAGTAAAAAATCTGGCAGGATATAGAGTTATAATAGATAAACCATCAGGTTCAGAATCCAGTAAGGCGTTAAGAGCAGAACCATTTTCAGTACAAGTGAATAATGGAAATGTGTATATGAAGAGAGCAGACTGGAATATGGATTATTTGAGTGAATTATCATTCTTTCCGTATTCCAAGTATAAAGACCAAGTGGATGCGAGTAGTGGAGCATTTAATTATTTAACCAGAAAAAAGAAACGGGCAGGTGCTTTGTTTAGATAGAATTGGAAAGGAAGTAAAAATGAGGATAAGATATAGCTGTCATTTTAATGATACTATGAGGTTATCAGTAAAGGATATAATTCTTTTATTATGTGGTCGTATTATTGGGAAAGGGACTTCAATAAGAATTGGATTATGGCGAATGCCGAAGAATTACTTTGAGAAACAAGGAAAGGAATAATATGGAACAGAACGAAAAATCTAAAATACCTAAAATAACAGCAAACCAGAGAGAGTTGTTGGAGAGTATGAAAATGACTATGAATGCCACTTCTATTTATAGAACTCGGGCATTGCAGCAATTACTGAATCCAGGTAAAGATATTAACCATGAATGTGGATATCCTGATGATATCTCTATTGATGATTACAAAGGTTTGTATGATAGGAATGGAGTAGCAAAAAGGGTAGTAAAGATTTTGCCAGAAGAAACTTGGGCCATGCTTCCAAAGATTTATGAAACAGAAGATGCTAATGAAACTGCGTTTGAGAAGGAGTGGAAAGATTTATTGGATTCTCAAAAAGTATTTCATTATTTACAGCGAATAGATATTTTAAGTGGTATTGGTCAATATGGAGTATTGTTGTTAGGTATAAATGATGGGAAGGCATTGAATGAGCCAGTGGAAGGGATAAATCTTTTAACTGGAGAAAAAACGGGTACTGCTAAATATGAATTGATTTATCTGAAACCATTCGACCAAAAAGCGGTTGTTATCAAAGAGAAGGAAAAGGATGTATCCAGTCCTCGGTATGGTTATCCCGTTTTGTATGACATAAATTTTGAAAATGTAGAAGAGTCTGCAAATAATATCTTTACCGCAAAGACCGTGCATTGGACAAGAATCTTACATATTGCAGATAATAGGGAATCGAGTGAAGTGCTCGGTGTTCCTCGAATGAAGTCTGTGTATAACCGCTTGCTGGATATCAGGAAGATTTTAGGTGGTAGTGGAGAGATGTTTTGGAAGGGTGGTTTTCCTGGATATGCTTTTAAAACAAGAGAGGATGCTGATGCATTAACTGCTACTGAGAAAGAGGGCATTAAGGATGAAGTAGAGGAATTTATGAATGGGTTGCAGCGATGGATGGCAGTTGAGGGAATGGATATAGAATCCCTTAATCCACAAGTAGCAGACCCTGTGAATCATATTGAATCTAATATGAGAAATATAGCAATTAGTTTGGGTATTCCATATCGTATATTCTTAGGGACGGAAGAAGCAAAATTAGCGAGTGCTCAAGATGTTCGGACGTGGAATAAAAGAGTGTCAGAGAGACAAGAGAATTATGTTGTCCCGTTTGTGATTAGACCATTTATTGATAGGATGATTATATTTGGGGTATTATCAGAACCTAAAGAATATGCAGTAGATTGGCCGGATTTAAATGCCCCTACTGATGAGGATAAAGCTAATGTGGCTAAATTACTAACCGAGGCATTTAGTAAATACGTTGCTGGTGGAGTAGATAATTTAATACCTCCAATGGAATATTTCAAAACTGTTATAGGTATGACACAAGAGGAAGTGGACGCTATAGAAAAGGCTGCTATGGGTTGGATAGGATTAGAGGAACAAGAAGAGGAAGTAATAGAAGAACCACAAAATTCAAGAGGAGAAGGGAATAATGAATAATGTTTTTTATTATCAAGTATATGGTTGGTGTTGGTCTGATAGTATGCAAGAATGGCAGTGGCTTTTTCTATATACTAAAGTTAAAAAAGTAATAGTGAGGTATTCTCAATATATTTATTCTCTTTTGTTTTATACTTCTGGATTTCTATCAGAGAATAGAGGAATTCATTGGAATAGGTATAATAGAATAAAAAGAAAATAATTTCAAATTTTCTAAGACTTTTTATTATAATAGAAATGTAAACGAAACTTGTGACCTAAAGAAGATTAACAATGGCAAAGAGAAATAATCGTTGGGCAACACAAACAAAAATGAGTACAAAACAGGCTTCTAATATATGCGAATTAAGCCCTGATGATGATTTTAAGTATTGCTCTTGCCGGCAAACTGTAAATGGAAAAGAAATGTGTACGCTCTATGATGAGCTTATACAGGAATTGAAGAAGTGTCCATTGGAATAGGAAATTGGACAAGATGCCTAATCAATTAAAACGTGACCCAACCAGAACTACTATATTGCGTCGAAAATGTATAGCTGATATGACAAGACGATTCAAAAAGTTGTCTAAAGCTATTTGGCAGCTTGTGGTAATAGATGATGTATTTGGATTAGAAGAATCACCAATAATATTACAGGAGAGACAGGCTTGGCGTTTTAGAAGCAATGCACAAAAGGTGCAGGCTTATAGAACCTGGTTAAAACAACAAGTACAAGCGGATATATTGACTACAGCTCCTGGATTCGTAGACAAGCCCTGGTTAGCCCCTTATGTAGAGTCTTCATATAAGAAGGGAATGATAAGGGCTTATACGGATTTGAGGGCTGAGGAGTTAACAAATTATCCGACAATGTTTGAGGGAGGGCAGGCTGAGTTTCTTAGGACAACATTTAGTCAGCCTATAGCCCAACAACAAATAGAATTATTATATACAAGAGCATTTACGGAGTTGGAGGGAGTAACATCTGCTATGGACCAGCAGATGACCCGCATATTAGCTACAGGATTGACAAAAGGGGATGGGGCAAGGACTATAGCCAGAGAATTAAGAGATAATGTAGGAGTATTAAATCGGACACGGGCTAATGCGATTGCCAGGACAGAGATAGTCAGAAGTCACGCCGAGGGTCAGTTAGATGCATTTGAAGCTTTGGGGGTAGAGGAGGTAGGGGTGATGGCGGAATGGAGTACTGCAGGGGATGATATGGTTTGTCCTGAATGTGGGGATTTAGAGGGAGTAGTAATGACTGTTGAAGAGGCAAGGGGATTACTACCACGTCATCCGAATTGTAGATGTGCCTGGATACCAGCACAAAAGGACAGTAAAGAAAAAGGACAATTATGGGGGAAAAGAAAAGATAGGGCGATAGAGAGGTCAATTCAAGCGGAGGCTCCAAAGAAATTAAAACGTTCTGCTGCTGAAGTAAGAAGACGTTCCGTATGGGCTGGAAAAGATTTAGTATAAAGAGTATATAATAATGACTTGTAAAGAATCAATAGAACAATTTGAGCCGATGATAAGACATCTATCAAATTCTATTTCCTGTGAGGGAACCGGTGTTTTTGATAAAGATGATTTGTATCAGTGGGGTATGATTGCTTTAATAGAATTAGCAGAAAGAATTGAAAAGGATAAAGAAGGTACGTGTAGTTTTGTATATCAGCGAGTAAAAGGAGGGATGTTTGATGGGATGCGAAGTATCTTGCATAATCGAAGACAATATAAGATACAAACTCTCCCTATAGATATTAGTACATTTAATGTAAAGGAATTGGCTGCAAAAGAATGTAATAGAGATGGATTACAAGTAGAGGATTTCTTTGATTTTATTTGCAAGAAATTGGATAAGATTGATAAATATATTCTTAAGCATTACTATGTATATAATAAATATATGTGGGAAATTGCTAATGATTTAGGATTATGTGAGGCAAGAGTGAGTCAGAGACATGCTTTGGCAATACAGATATTGAAAAGTGATAGTAATATTACAAAGGAAGTTTTTGTCTAAAATAAAAAATTTTTTGATTTTTTTCTAAATTTTTTAATGTAATTATTTATAATATAAGTGAAGTAGAAT